ATGGATCGTGCTGGCCAAGCACTGCGCGCCGCTGTACGCGACGCGACCATCCACGTGGGTACCGCGGCCATCGGCAACGTCGTGTGGCAGTCGGCAACCTCGGACATTGAACTAGTGCGAGTTTCACCCCAGCCGGGTCCATCGTCGCTGTACTGCGCCTCTCACGGCAGCGCGGCGTTCTGCAATCCGATCCAGTCCTACATTCCCCGGGCGAACAACCAGGTTTTCATGCCCCGCGCCGGGCGGGAAGCGCGACTTCCTGTTATCGGATGGTCGAACGCGCCGGACGGGCAGTTCTGCACAAGCGGTTGGCGCACGGGCGTCCGATGCGTGTGGCAAGGCTTCTCTCTCACGCCGGGGATTTGGAGGCCAAGTTATGAGCACATCAGTTCCGCCCACGCGTCCGAGCTCAATAGCATCGACAACGGCGACTCCGGCGGTCCAGTCGTTACCTACGACAAGCATCTGATCGGGATCGTCTCCTCCGGCGAGCCTAACGGCAGATCTATCGTCTATTACACGCCGATGCAACAGGTGCTGCACGAACTGTATAGCTACTCCCTCGCTCCGGCCGACCTGCCAACCGCTGCCGGCGAAGACAATCCTCTTTCCTCCGGCGGTGAGAACGCTGGGTGGGAACTGGCGCCGACCGACGGGTGAGGCGTACCGCTGCGGTCCACTCTGGATGAAGGCGAACGGGTCGGCGCTCAGGTTGCTGGCCTCTGTCATCAGCATTCCGTGTGGTACCCGGTTTAGCTCTTCACTTAGCAAAGCGCCGCCTCCGTGTGGCGCTTTGCTATGTAGTTGAACAGCAAACGCTGGCCTATCAGTTATCGAGCCGCACCCTTGCAACATCAGAGTAATGTGAAGTCACCTCCACACCTGTAAAGCTGTAGCCCTCCACCTGCGCGGCCACCAGAGTCGTTCCACTTCCGGCAAACGGGTATAGCACGCGTCCGCCTGACTCACAGATTCGCACCAGCTGCCGCATCAACTCTGTCGGCTTCCCGGTCAGGTGATGCTTGTCAGCCTTGCGCACAGGCTCACGGATGACACCAGGCAGCACCGGCGTGCGGCGGTCCAGCGGCATATTTCCCTTGCTGCCCCAGACGATGTATTCGGCCTGGTTGCGGAAGCGGCCCAGTTGCGGCCGCACTCCTTCGGTCTTGTCCCAGTCGGTGATGCCGCGCCAGTGAAGCCAGCGCTCTGCAGCGCATCGGGGGTTAGCGACAGCTGCCGCCGCCGGGCATTGCACCACCTGAGCCGTTCCCCCCGTTTCGACTGCGCGCTAGCGCAGTGTGTGAATTCTGCTTATACGCACCTCAGCGCTGAGCGCTCACGATGCTAGCCGTACGTGCTTAAGATTCGATTTATGTACAAACACGTCTATTCACCTACTAGCATTTTTTCCTAGTTTATGTAGTCGCCCCTGAAAAACCCCTCTCAAACCTCCAGTGCCATGTTTGCGGACCACATGGTGCTTGAGGGCGTTGAGGAACGCGCCCGCACCACCTGCAACCAAGCACGCAAAAATGCGATCCAGCGCAGCAGCCAGCGCAGGTTGTAGCCAGCGGCGCAGCCGAGCACGTGCAGTGCATCGCCTTGGGCGCCTTTGAGATGGCAGCGATTCAAGCGGCAGTCCTGTTTCAGATGTCCGATCACCGGCTCTACCGCTTGCCGTCGTTTGATCCAGCGCCATTGCCGCCGTGTCAGCGTGTTGGCCTTGCCACGATGCAGGATCTGCACACCTTCCACGTCGCGCCCGCGATACCCCAGGTCCACGATCGCCACCTGCGGTATCACATTCACATCCTGCAGCAGCCCGCGCGCCTGTTCCAGTTGCTCGGCCAGCGTGTCGCCGTCGTACGGGTTACCCGGGAAACTGCGCGCGCCCACGATCAAGCCCTTGCGCGCACTCACCGCAATGCCGACCTTGACGCCAAACTCGTACGGTTGACGCGCCTTGCCCTTGCTCATGCATTCCACTTCTGGCGCGTGCAACGCGTAGAGCTTTTGTTTGTCCTTGGGACGCTGTGTCAACAGCCGGTGTGCGCGCTCCAACCAGACACTGATGCCCTCATGCACCGACGGTTCCAGCCGGGCCAGCTTGCGTTGCAGATCGCGTAATACGCGTCCCAGGACCGTGCGTTGGCGTCGCAGCACCTTGCGCATGCGCTTGAACTGGCGCGCATGCGCATAGCGCCCGGCCTTGCGGCGCAACGCCGGACCTAGCCGCGCATAGCTCTGTCGCAGTGCGATGCCGTGTCGCTTGGCCAGCAGCACCAGCTTCTTGCGCGCCACCTCCAGCAAACCGCTGTCGGTGGGATGGGCGATTGCTTTTTCCTGCACGGTGGTGTCCACGATCACCCGCGACAACTCGCGCGCATCCACTGCCTTCATCACATGAGCGGTGTTGATGGTGTGCGCCAACAGCTCTTCCATCCCGGCTTCGCCCAGGCGCTGTCGCCAACGTGTCAGGGAGCTGGGATCGCACGGCAAGCAGGTCTGGAACACCACCTCACCGGTGAAGAACTGCCAATAAGGATTTTCCAGCCAGCGCTCGCACACCGCTTCATCGGACAGGCCGTAGGCGTGCTTGAGGTAGAGCAAGCCGGCGATCAGGCGCACCGGCAGTGCGGGCCGACCGCCTGTGCCGGGGGTAGCCGGCAACCGCGGCGACAGCGCCTGCTCCAACGCACTCCACGGCAGCCGATGAATCAGCTGGACCAGTGGATGGCGCAAGTCGATCTGGTTCTCCAGACGCGAACGAAACAGCTCATCGGCAGGCAACTGCTCGGCGGCAGGACGGCGTGTACGCATGGGCGAAAACTGCCAGAAACCAGGACGTAGCGTAACGAAAACTGGCAATTCCAGCACACCGATAACGCAGATGAAGCCTTGCAATGGATGTGGTCTGGGGGTTTTTCAGGGGCGACTATGTACAACCAAGGGAATCATGCGTGATAAACAATAAATCCGATTTGAACAATTGTTGCTACCTAATTCAACGCGTATTTTCGCCTATGCCACTGCGCGGCCCAAGAATCCGTGTACAGCCATAAAAAACCAAAGCGCTAAAAGCGAAGCAGTGATTTTATTTGCGAATCAATCAAGATTTCATAGTTCACGGACGTCTCGTCGGCGCCGCATAATTTCCCCCAGTCTACGAGCGCAATTTGAGGTGTCCCATGCGTGATTCAATCCCGGTGCGTTATAACAACGCTCCTCCCATGGCCGATGACTATTGCCAATTGAGGCTGCTTGCGGGGATGAGTCCAAAAGCAAAACAGACGGCCGAGGCATCGCTACCAAATACAGTCTTTGGCGTGTCCGGCTATCAGTGCGGCGAACTTGTCGCCATGGGGCGGATCATTGGCGATAGTGGTTGTCACCTTCAGCTATGTGATATCGCCGTACATCCAAGACTGCAGCGGCAAGGCATGGGCAAAGAGGTAATGCGGCGGCTAAACCATTGGATGGAGCACAATCTGTTGCCAACCGCAGAAGTCAGCCTACTCGCCAGAGGCTCTAGCCACCTGCTTTATGCACAATATGGATTCGCACCCACAGCGCCGGCTTCTATCAGTATGTGCCGCCGACGCTGATAGTTAAAGTAAACTACTCTGCAGGCCAAGCCTAATAAACGAGCAGTGAGGCAGCTTTAAAATAATAGCTAAGCATTAATGAGTTCCTATGCACCACAGGCGCTTAGAATTCCGACAGCCATTGCTCTTCGAGTAAAGCTTAGCCGTCCAAGAAGACGGCCAAGAAGACGGCCAAGTCTATTTTAAATTCCGGAGATTCGGCCACTGGCAACTGTTGCATAGTGCTCGGTTTTTTCCACCCCAGTCCAGCAATAACCCTCAAGTTCCGCCGCAACCAAGGTTGTCCCGCTCCCTGCAAACGGATCGAGCACCCGCCCGCCTGACTCGCATATCCGCACCAGCTGCCGCATCAATTCAGTGGGCTTGCCGGTCAGGTGATGCTTGTCAGCCTTGCGCACAGGCTCACGGATGACGCCAGGGAGTACTGGCGCGCGGCGGTCCAGCGGCATGTTGCCCTTGCTACCCCAGACGATGTATTCGGCCTGGTTGCGGAAGCGGCCAAGTTGCGGACGCACGCCTTCGGTCTTGTCCCACACGGTGATACCGCGCCAAGTGAAGCCCGCGATCTGCAGGGCGTCGGTGGTCAATGGCAGCTGCCGCCAGTCAGTAAACAGCAGCACCGGCGCGCCGTCCCTGAGCACGCGAGCGCACTCGGACAACCACAGGTGCATCCACTTCAGGTGCGAGCGTTGGTCGCGCTCGTCGCCAACGAAGTCGGCGTGCCCTCCATCCCGGCAGTACTTGGTCGAGGGCGGCCGCGCACGGGCAGCGGCGGTGAGGCCGCCGCTCGCATACGGCGGGTCAGTGATCAGCGCGTCGAACGAATTCGCTTCGAGCGTGGGCAGGATGGTCAGGGCGTCGCCCTGGAGCAGCTGGTTTTTCATGGTGAGAGCCTTCTTGGATTCGCTCGCGGCGATCGGAGGTGAGGCTCTCGGCCTTCAGGTGATTGAGCGTGCCGCAGCGCGGGCACTTGATCTGGATTTCGTCGAAGGCGCCGGCCTTGCACAGCAGGCGGGCGCATTCGCCACAACGGAGATTCTTAAGCATTGCGTGATCTTGCATTGGGAAAGGATTACGCGGCCGCTGGCGGCGCGTATGGGGCGAAGGCGATCACCTCATCGCCCACCCAGTCGTTGATCTTCAACATGCGCGCCTGCAGGGGTTCGAGCTCGTTGGCGGCCCACACGGCAGCGGCCTCACGGATCGACCCGAAGCCACCAGCGTTCTGCGGCACGATACCCATGAGTTGCGGCGGGATCCGCAGCGCGGCCAGCATGTCGTCGCGGGTGATGCCCTTGATGCCGCTGAACTCGTCCTTGGCCGCCACTTCGCTGACCGGGATCAGCTTCAGCCCGTCCTTGTTGCCGCCTGGCGAGTACAGGAACAGGTTGCGGAAGTTGCCCGGCCCCTTGGCGCCCTTCATGGCGTTGCGCAGTGCGTCGACGTCTTCCTGGCTCTGCTGCGGGTCGGTCAGGTACAGGATGAAGCCGGCGTGCGAGCCGTTGTTGTAGTACTTGCGGCGGAACAGCGTGGCCGACTCATTGAGCAGCGCCGACTGCATCGCCGGCATCCACTCAGGCAGGCCGTAGAGCTCCTGATCGACATCGGCTTCGCGCAGCTGGAACACGCTACCTGGCTCAAACACGTGCTCGTCATGCCAGGTGCGCACCTGGAAGTACTCGCTCTCGGTGACGCCGCGCCGCATGTACTTGGACAGCGGCGCAGCCAACGACAGCGCACCGCCCATGCGGTTACGGCGGCGCTCAAGGTAGCCGTTGCCCAGCGTGATCCAGTCCAGCGACAGCTGCTCAAACGCCTCGCGCGTCAGCAGCCGGTGCGGCTTGAACGTGCGCGCCAGCATGTTGCGCTTGAAGATCAGACCGGACTGCAGGAACGGATTGCTGCGGGTGGTCTTGGACAAGCCGTCCAGCGCCACCGGCGGCTCGTACCAGCGCCCGTTCTGCCAGCACTCTAGATAGTCCAGCACCCCGCGCCCGTCGAGCACCGGCGTCGGGTCGCCAAAGGTGAACGCCTCGGTGCGTGCGGGGACTGCTGGCGCTGCAGGCCCGGTGGCGGGCAGCTGGTGGGTCAACATCAAGAGATCTCCATGAAGCCGGAGTTGCGCGCGGTGCGCCCTTCCAGCGGTTCGTTCTGCAGCGCGTGGAACAGTGCCCACGCCAGGTCCGCGTGGCCGGTCTCTTCCGAGCGGCCGGCGGTGAAGGTGGACTGGCGGCCGCTGGCCGTCATCGTCTTGCGGATGGCCATCAACGACTGCGCCACGTCGGTCCAGCCGGCGTCGAACTCCAGCCGGCCGTTGTGGATCACGTCGAACGCCTTGAGCACCAGGCGGGTTTTAACCTCGGGCGAGTAGCTGAAGGTGACCAAATTCGGGAAGAACTGCTTCACCAGCTGCGCCACACCGCTGCCCATGCCGGTGGTGTCGATGCCGATGTAGGTCACCCAGTAGCGGCGCGTGATGCGCTCGATCTCGGCGGCCTGCTTGGCAAAGTCCATGCCCCGGAACTGGATGCGCTCCAGCAGCCGGAACTTGCCGCCGGGCTGCTGCGGTGGCGCCAGCACGACCAGGCCGGCGGTGTCGCCGGTCTCGGCCGGGTCGTAGCCGATCCACACGGCGCGATCGCCATAAGGGCGTGCGGCGAACGGTTTGTAGTCCTGACCCCACTCCACCCAGCTGTCGACCATGCACGGCTGCAGCATCGCCAGCGGGAAGATGCTGGCGCCGTCGTCAACGAAGTCGCACATCAACGGGTTCGCGAACGCGTCCGGGCTGTATTCCTCGCGCAGCTCGTCGATGTCGAACAGGTCGCAGCCACGGCGCTGGGCGTCAAGGATGTTGACGATCTGCCGCCAAGCGCGGTCCTGGCAGCGGCGCCCGCCGGCCAGCGCATCGTGCGAGATATCAATCTGGATCCGCTGCGCAGCGGGCTTTCCCTTGTTGCGGCGCTCGCCGGTCCAGAACGTGTAGGCCTCATGGGCCATGCTTGACGGGGTGCTGAAGTAGGTCTTGCGCCACTTCTTGTGCATCGCCATGCCGCTGGCGACCTTGTTCAATTCGTTGAACCCGTAGGTCCAGAAGAACTCGTCGAAGTAGAAATTGCCGTGGTAGCCCTGCGCCGTGCGCGCATTGGTGCCCAGGAAAAACAGCTCAGCGCCGTTGGGGAACACGATGCTGTCGCCGCCGGAGAGCGTCTCGTCGATCGTCTCGCGCACGAACTGCTGCATGTAGCCGCGGAACAGATGCGCCTGCGCCTTGGAGGCGCTGAGGAAGATCTGATTGCGCCCGGTGGTGAGCGCATCGATCAGCGCCTCACGGGCGAAGTAAAACGTCGCACCGATCTGACGCGACTTGAGGATGATGCGGGTACGCTCGTTGCCGGCCCGGTACCAGTCACGCTGGTAATCGAAGCAGCCGTCGACGAACGCCGTGGTCAGCTGCTCGATCTGTTCCTCGGTGAAGTCGTTGCGCTTGGGCTTCTTCTTCGGCGCGGCGTTGCGATTCGCCACAGCCGGATTCAGATCGGCCTCGTTGCCGCCGCCCTGGTAGCGTTGGATGCGCGCCTGGCGCTCCAGCTGCCGATGCAGCAGATCAATTTCCTTGAAGTCGCCACCGGATTTTTCCGGCTTCATGATCAGCACCACCAGGCGCGCTTCGAGTGCGCCACCGATGCGCTCAACGTTATCTGCGCGATCCCACTCGTCACGCGACTTCCAGCTGTGTACAGTCTTCTCGTTCTCGCCGATGGCCTGCGCAATTTCCACCACGCGCCATCCCATCCAGTACAGGAACTTGGCCTGTCTGCGGGTGTCCATCGGGAGCTGGGTGGCAACGCTTTGCATGCCGATCAGGGTGCAGCACACCTCTTAATCCCGACAGTTGAGCAACGCGTAATCGCCTGGTTTACACGGTGTTTTCGTTGCTGCGCTATGCGTCGCGTTTGACCATGGGTCATCGCAAACGCATCCAGCGCAGAGGGCACCCATGTCGGGCAAGACCAAGAAGTTCCGTTCCAACTGGTTCCGCGTGGCCGTCGAAGGCGCCACCACCGATGGCCGCACGATTCAGCGCAGCTGGATCGACGACATGGCCGCGACCTACAACCGCGAGACCTACAACGCCCGCATCTGGATCGAGCACATGCGCAGCCTGCTGCCGGACTCGCCGTTCCGTGCGTATGGCGATGTCACCGCCGTCAAGGCAGAAGAGGTGGAGATCGACGGCAGCAAGCGCCTGGCGCTGTTTGCACAGATCGAGCCCACCGCCGATCTGATCACCATCAACAAGTCCAAGCAGAAGCTCTACACCAGCATCGAGGTGCAGGAGAAGTTCGCCAACACCGGCAAGGCATATCTGGTCGGCTTGGCGGTCACCGATTCGCCGGCGAGCCTGGGCACTTCCATGCTGACCTTTGCTAGCCAGCACCCGGACGCAAATCCGCTGACCGATCGCAAGCAATCGCCCGGCAACCTGTTCACCGTCGCCGAAGAAACCGCACTGGAATTCAGCGAGGTCAGCGAAGGTCCGGTCGCCAGTCTGTTGAGTCGGATCCGCACCGCGCTCAAGAGCGAAGACGCCACCAGCATCACCGCAGAGCAGTTCGCAGACCTGGGCCAGGGCGTCGAAGAAATCGCTGAGCACGTGCGCGGACAGGACGAACGCTTCAACCGCCTGCAGGCCGAGCACGCCGAGCAGAAGACCAAGCACGCGCAGCTGGCGAACGACCTGGCGCAGCTGCGCGCCTCGCTCTCACAGCAGCCCGATCCGGCACAGCCCGCACGCCCGGTGGTCACCGGCGGCGGCGCGGCCGTACTGACCGACTGCTGATCCCACACCACACACACGCCGCAGCGCCACACCCTTCGGAGCCACCATGCAAAACGCCACCCGCCTGCAGTTCAACCAATTCGCCGATCAGATCGCCAAGCTCAACGGCATCACCTCCGCCTTCCATTCCTTCGCTGTCGATCCGACCGTGCAGCAGAAGCTGGAAACGCGCATGCAGGAATCGAGCGAGTTCCTGTCTAAGATCAACACCGTCCCGGTGGACGAACTGTCCGGCCAGAAGGTGGGCATCGGCGTCACCGGCAGCATTGCCAGCCGCACCGACACCGGCGCCGGCAAGACCCGCACCCCGCGCAACGTCGCCGCGCTCGACAAGAACGAGTACGTCGCCAAGAAGACCGACTTCGATACGGCGATCCCGTATGCGCTGCTCGATACCTGGGCCAAGTTCCCGGACTTCCAGGCGCGCCTGCGCGATGCCATCGTCAAGCGTCAGGCGCTGGACCGCCTGCAGATCGGCTTCAACGGCACGCATGCCGCCGCCGACACTGACCGCGCCGCATTCCCGCTGCTGGAAGACGTCAACATCGGCTGGCTGCAGCAGTACCGCACCAACGCCGCCCAGCGCGTGCTGGCGAGCGGCAAGGCCGCCGGTAAGCTGGTCATCGGCGGCGCCGCCGGCGCCGACTACGGCAACCTCGACGCGTTGGTGTTCGATGTGGTGAGCAACCTGCTCGATCCCTGGCACCGCAAGGATCCGAGCCTGGTGGTGGTGCTGGGCCGCGATCTGATGCACGACAAGTATTTCCCGATGGTCAACAAGGAGCAGCCGGCCAGCGAGAAGATCGCCACCGACCTGATCCTGAGCCAGCGCCGCGTGGGCGGCCTGCAGGTGGCCGAGGTGCCGTACCTGCCCGACGGCGCGTTGATGGTCACTTCGCTGGCGAACCTGTCGATCTACTACCAGACCGGCGGTCGTCGCCGTTACATCAAGGAAGCGCCGGAACGCGATCGCATCGAGAACTACGAGTCCTCCAACGATGCCTACGTGGTCGAAGACTACGGCCTGGGCTGTGTGGTCGAGCACATCGAGATCGAGGCCTGACCCATGGCCGACAGTCCCGCCAAGCGTCACCACAGCCGCGTGCTGGCCGAGCTGGAAGCAGCCCAGCGTGCTCCGCACCAGCTCATGGCTGGTGCCACCGCCTACGAGCAACACATGGCGCAGCTGCAGAGCGACCGCCTGCGCCTGAAGCAGATCCAGTCCGACCAGGGCAAGGCCGCGCTCAAGGTGCAGCTGCTGCCTGGCTATGTGCCATACCTGACCGGCGTGCTGGCCGGTGGCCAGGGTGCGCAGGACGAGATCGTCACCACGTGCATGGTGTGGCGCATTGATGCCGGCGACTATGCCGGCGCATTGGAGCTGGGCGCGTATGTGCTCAAGCACCAGCTGCAGATGCCGGACCGTTTCACCCGCACCGTGGGATGCGTGCTGGCCGAGGAGATTGCCGAGGCTGCGTTGTCGGCACAGAAGACCGGCCAGGCGTTCGATGCGAGCGTGCTCGCTGACACCGCCACGCTGACCGCCGAGCAGGACATGCCCGACGAGGTGCGCGCCAAGCTGCATCTGGCGCTGGCCCGGGCCTGCCTGGCGGGCATCGCTGACGAGACGCCTGCCGACCAGGCACAGCCCATCGTGGCTGCAGCAGTGGCCGACCTGCAGCGCGCCATCGCACTGCACGGCAGCTGCGGCGGCAAGAAAGATCTGGAGCGCGCCGAGCGCCTCTTGAAAAAGTTCAGTGCTGAGCCCTCGGGCGCCAGCGCCTAACCAAGCGTCCCCGCAACCCTCGCCGGCTCGGGGCCGATCCACAGCACTCCACCGCTGCGGTGACGCCCCGACCACCGGCGATCTCTTTCGAGCCATGCATGAGCGGATTCACTGCCACCGGCACCACCAGCGCCACACCAGATGCGATCGCCAATGCGCCGTTCTGGCCGGCGATCGCACCGGCGAGCGTGCGGGCAAGCATGCGCCTGGATGGCACCGTCACCGATGCGCGTCTGCGCCACGCCATCGTCGCCGCCATGCTGGCGGTCAACGATGCGCTGGACGGCTGGGCGCACGCGCAACAGGCTGCCGGCTGGGCCGCGTTGGCCGATGTACCCAGCACCACCGTCGATGGCGTCTCACGCCGCCTGCAGCTGTACCTGCGCGCGGTCGCCTGCGCCACCGCCGTCGAGGTGGCAGAGCGCTACCGCAGCTTCGACGCCACCGACAGCGCCAACCAGCGCGCCGATGACTTGTCGCCCAGCATCACCGAGCTGCGCCGCGACCAACGCTGGGCCGTGCGCGACCTGCAGAACCTGCCGCGCAGCACGGTGGAGCTCATCTGATGCGCGTACACGCCATGCAAGGCGACACCGTCGACCTGTTGTGCTGGCGCCACCTGGGCAGCACGGCCGGCCTGGTCGAGCGCACCTACCTCCTCAATCCCGGCCTGGCCGAACTGGGCGCCGTGCTACCGCATGGCACGCCAGTGGAGTTGCCCGAGGTAACCACCACCACGGCGGCGATGACGCCGCTCGTGCAGCTATGGGACTGATCTGATGACCGAACCCACCTCCGTCTCGAGCGGCTTTCTGATCGCCACCGGTGTGGGCCTGGCCTCCGTGCTGCCTGGCATCGACGGTGATGCGCTGATCGGCGCCTTCGCCGGCGGCGCGCTGTTCGTGGTGTCTGCCGCCAAGCAACCGCTGCTGGCACGGCTGATCTATTTCCCGGTGAGCGTGATCGCCGGCTACCAGCTGGCGCCGGAGCTCCTGCGCTGGTTGCCAATCAAGTCGAGCGGTGTGGCCGCCTTCGCCAGCGCGGCGTGCGCCATCACCGTCACGCTGGGCCTGATCGAAAAGAGCAAGTCGTTCGACTTTTCCTTCCTACGTCGTGGAGGTCCGCCCAGTGCATAGCCTGGTCACCGTCCTGACGTTGATGGCCTCGCTCGCCATCTGCGTCCGCCTGCTTACCTACCACCGCCCGGTCGATGCACGCCATCGACGCGGCGCGGGCTGGTGCGCGTGGTTGCTGATCGCCAGTACCGGCGGCCAGGCGCTGCACATCCTGCTGGCCGGCGCCGGCTCGCAGGTCAGTCCATGGCACCTGGGCACGTTGACCGTGCTTGCGGTGCTCACCTACCGCGCCCGGGGCAATGTGGCGCGCATCCTGAAGGTCGATTGATGTTCACCGATACCCAACTCGCCTCGATCATGCAGTGCCCGGCACAGCGCGCCCAGCGCTGGCACGGGCCACTGCTCGCTGCCGCTAACCGCTTCGGCATCACCACCAAGCGGCGCGCTGCGCACTGGCTCGGCCAGCTCGGCCACGAAAGCCTGAGCCTGTCGCGGATGGAAGAAGGCCTGCACTACACCACCAGCGCTCGGTTGCTGGAGGTCTACGGCGCACGCATCACCCCGGCGCAGGCGCCGCAGTTCCTGCGTAACCCGGTCGGCCTGGCCAACTTCGTCTACGCCAACCGGCTGGGCAACGGCGACGAAGCCAGCGGCGATGGCTATCGCCACCGGGGCCGGGGTCCGATGCAGCACACCTTCCGGGGGAACTATCAGCGTATCGGTGAGCTGATCGGCTTGCCGGTCGAAGAGCAGCCGGACCTATTGCTGCAGATCGAGCCCAGCGCGCTGGGCACGGCCGCGTACTGGCAGGACAAGGGGCTGAACGTCCTGGCCGATGCAGGCGACGTGCTGGGCCTGGGCCGCAAGATCAATCTGGGCAATGTGCGGGCCAAGCGCTTGCCCGAAGGCCACAGCGATCGCGTCGCGCGCACGAAGCGCGCCCTGCAGATCCTGGGCGTGCCCTGATGGTCACGCGCCTGATCATCCTGCTGGCGCTGATTGCCGTACTCGTCGGCGGCTGCGTGTGGCAGGAGCAACGTGTCGGCGCCGCGCAGCAAGACCGCGATGCAGCGCTGCAGGCCAAGCGCCAGGCCGAGGCGGAACGCGACAGCGCCAAAGGCTCCACCACCGTCGTCACGCAGTACGTCGACCGCGTGCAGGTCGTGCGCGAAGCCGGCGCCACTATCACCCGCGAGATCCCGATCTATGTCACTCAGAAAGCAGACGCTGCTTGCGCTATCCCTGCTGGCTTTGTGCGGCTGCACGACGCCGCCGCCACGGGCCACCCTGCCGGGCCGCCCACCGGAGATCCTGATGCGTCGACCGCCGGCATTACGCTCTCTGCCGTCGCCGGCACTGTCGCCGACAACTACACCACCTGCCACGCTACCGCCGCGCAGCTGAGCGCGCTGCAGGACTGGATCGACCTGCACGCACCGGAGCCGGCGCCATGATCAAGCCAGCCAGCCTGCGCGCGCATCTGGTCGCGGCATTGCCGGATCTGACACGCGACGCCGACCGGCTGCTGGTGTTCATCGACGCCGGCAGTCTGGTCAGCACATTCCAGCCCGGGCTGTCGTTCGAGTACCAATACACGCTCAACCTGATCCTGACCGACTTTGCCGGCCATCCGGACAGCGTGATGCTGCCGTTGCTGGAATGGGTGCAGGTCAACCAGTCCGAGCTACTGTCTAACCCCGCGCGCCGGGGCGAGATCGCTTTTGAGGCTGACATCCTCGCAAATGACGCGGTAGACCTGTCGATCAAGTTGCCGCTGACCGAGCGTGTCGTGGTGACGGCGAAGGATGGGGGCGGCTACGACATGACCCATGCGCCTGAGCCGCAGATCGATCCGTCATGGATGACCTGACCGCACTGGAAGCCTGGGCCGCGCCGCTGCTGGCACGCCTGCAGGAGGGTGAGCGCCGAAAGCTCGCGCGCAAGATCGGCACCGCATTGCGCCGCTCGCAGAGCCAGCGCATCAGCAAGCAACTGGCGCCGGATGGCACACCGTATGCGCCGCGCAAACAGCAGCTGCGAGACAAGGCCGGCAGAGTCAAACGCAAGAAGATGTTCGCCAAGCTGCGGCAAGCCAAGTTCCTCAAGGTCAGCGCCAGCCCCAACGAGGTGAGCGTGGGATTTTTGGGGCGCGTGTCGCGGATTGCTCGCGTGCATCAAGATGGGCAGACCGATCGAGTTCGAAAAGACGGACCCCAGGCACGATATGCAAAGCGCGCCCTACTTGGGTTTTCGCCTGCTGACCATCAGGCAGTAAGAGAGCTTCTAATCAGCCATCTTTTTAGCAACCCCAATTGGTGACCGCTAAAAAAATTACAACCTAATTACTTGACTTGGCCGAAACCGAATCGATAAATGACCTCTATCGTATTCACTCAATTGTCGCCGACAGATGCCAGCGACACATTATTGTATTAAAGAATTGCCTCAGAAATTCAATTATGGAGGGGCCAATGCATAGCCGGGCTGCTCACTGAAGAACTGGCTAATTGGCGTATACCCCATAAAAAAAGGAAGGTGGGACTCTAATGGAACTTGGCGATAAGATACGATTCCATAGATATTCCCAGATGGATACTCTACGACAGGCCCCCCAGAGTCACCATGCTGCAGCCCAAGGTGTGGATTCGTAGCACCTACCGTCAGTCCTGCAGTGTGTTGCCACCCCTGTGGAGGAGGCTCTCTTGTCCACTCACAATTTACCCCGGTAATAGCACCGCTAGTGCAGAACGTTCGATTTTGAGCGGCCACCCCTGTAGCTGCAACTGCAATTGCAGTGACGCTGCGCGTACGCAGCGAAGTCAAGAAAACTTTTCCGACAGCCCGAGGAGAATATCGCACATTGATTACGCAATGCGGACCTGCTGAAGTGCTAAAGCAGCTTTGATATCTGGTTGCAGAAGGTTCAACCCGGATTAGAGCAAGATCACTGACGCTTGATTTCCAAGCCACTTTTCCGATCGTTTGCCCACCTACTCCTGCCACTCCTCCGACTGTCACCTCTTGATTTGGAGAAACGCAATGCTCGGCTGTAACGATATAGCGAACAGCACGCTGATATTCCGTGAGGTTGTTAAACGCACCTGTCTTTTTAACTATCAGTCCGGCCGTACACCCCTGCCCTCCAGAAAAGTAAATCTCTGTTCCTGCAACCACCGGCAATTCTTTTCGCATCAATTCAACTGCCCCAACCTGACCTGCGGCAAAAATCGCGACAGACAAGGGTGCGACCTTCAGCAACTTGGGATAATATTTATTCATGTAATCTACACCTCCATTTTGCAAATTAAAAACTGCGATCACGACTTGCAATTTATCTTGATTAAACTTCAAGCCAGCAACTCAGCTTCGCTTTAAGCGAAAGCTAATCGCAAAGCAACCCGAAAAATAATTAAATTGAAATTCTATTTCCTGCACCCAGCTCCTAAATCATGGGGCGGAGGCCACAGATTGGTTAGTAAACACTTGTTGTAGCGCTACAGGTCAAGCGCCAGACCGAAGCGGAACGCGACAGCGCCAAGGGCTCTACCACCGTCGTCACGCAGTACGTCGACCGCGTTCAATGGGCCGCTCCGCTGCTGACACATCTACAGGAAGGTGAACGCCTCAATCTCGGGCGCAAGATCGGCACCGCCTTGCGGCGATCGCAGAGCCAGCTCATCAGTCGACAGCAAGCATGATACGGGATGCCCTACGCACCGCGCGGAGAGCTGCTGCGCGACAAGGCTGACAGAGTCAAGCGCAAGAAAATGTTCGCCAAGCTGCGGCAAGCCAAGTTCCTCAAGGTTAGCGCCAGCCCCAACGAAGTAAGCGTGGGATTTGTGGGGCGCGTGTCACGCATCGCGCGCGTGCATCAAGACGGCCTGAGCGAAAGCGTGCGACCTAGCGGGCCAACGGCACGTTACGAAAGACGCGTGCTGCTGGGGCTCACCGAGCAAGACCGCCAACTCATACGCGACCAACTCTTGAAACCACTTGGGCTAGGCCGGGTTACTCAGATGTTACTATTCCCCCCGACTGGTGCGCCCGTTTAGGGCGCTCCAACAAAATGCTACGGTGGCATCGCAATCGCAGATTACATCGACGGCCCATTTTCAAATATATTTTGAATTATTTTTTTTTATATTTGAATAAACTCAATATTTGCCCAGGGTGCTGTTCTTGCTTGGACCAACAACGAATATCGGTTGAATGCCATTTTCATAGTTACGTCCCTCCCGCCAACCGTACACCTGCCATTGGGGCAACGGCCAACAACGATTACGTCAATTGTACTAGCAGTGCAGGAGTGCTTAACTGGCGTAGAAATACAGCGCATGCGATAGCGCCTCCCACAAGAAGCACCGTTATCCCACAGACCATCCGAAACCGTCACCACTTGGTAGTTTCGCCCGCTGACTTGATCTTCCGGTACATTGCAACCCTGGACAAGGTCTGCGGGACGACGGGCGTTGTTTCCATAAAAACTAATTGTTCCGATGTCTGCAAATGCGGCCGAAGAAAAGAGCAAGCCGATTGCCGCGGCACTAAACTTGGTAAAAATTTATATTTCATAAATACCCCTACGTTTATGAAAATTCTCTCAGGTCGCGTAACTCAGTTGCTTCGAATATGCGAAAATTTGTCGCCGCTTGCGATTTGAGAGCAGCCATCAATTTTTGTAGAAGGAGACCCAACGAGTCGCTGCCTGCAGACTTCCTGGGGTAGCACGAGATCATTGCGTACCGTTCGACGCAATCCTCTAATGGCTTCCTTCACTGCTGTAGACCTATCAAAACTTCAAGCGCCGGAGCTGATCGAAGCGCTGGACTTCGAGACGATTTTTGCCGAGGCCTTGGCTCAGTTTCGACGCCTCATGCCTGAGTTTTCTGCACTCACGGAAGCCGACCCGGTCTACAAGCTGCTGCAACTGTTCGCAGCACGCGAGCTACTGCTCCGCCAGCGCGCCAACGACAAGGCGCAGCAGACCATGCTGGCCTTTGCCACCGGCAGCAACCTTGACCACCTGGGCACACTGTTCGGTGTCGCGCGCCTGGTGCTCGATCCAGGCCAACCGGCAAACGGCGTTGCACCGACCTACGAGTCGGACGTGGACTTCCGGCGCCGCATCCAGCTGACGCCCGAGGGCTTCAGCGTTGCCGGCCCCGAGGGTGCCTACATCTACCACGCACTCAGCGCGTCCGCCGATGTCATGGACGCCAGCGCGACCAGCCCCGCGCCGGGGCAAGTGCTGGTCACCGTGCAGTCGCGCACCGGCGACGGCACCGCACCGCAAGAGCTGCTGGATGAGGTGGCCGCCGTCCTTACTGATGCCGATGTGCGCCCCTTGACCGACGAGGTGGCTGTCCAAAGCGCGCAGATCGTCCTGTACGCCATTCGCGGGCGCGTCTACACCTACGCCGGCCCAGACTCGGCGGTGGTCATGAGGGAAGCGCTGCGCAACCTACTGGCCTATCTCGCCGAGGCACACCGTATCGGCCGCGATGTCCCCGAGTCCGCCATCAAGGCCAAGTTGTTTGTCGATGGCGTGCAGCGTGTTGAGCTGGACTCGCCTGCTGCCGACATCCGGATCAGCCGCACGCAGGCTGCGTACTGCATCTCGATCGACATCGTGCACGCCGGCATTGATGAGTAGTTCACCGTTGCCACCCAATGCCACGCCGATGGAGCGAGCACTGGCCACTGTCGCCGAGCGCCTGGCCGCGATCCCCTTGCCGTATCCGGACCTGTGGAACCCGGACACCTGCCCGGCGAGCCATCTGCCGTGGCTGGCCTGGACGCTCTCAGTCGACGACTGGAAGGCCGACTGGAGCGATGCGGTCAAGCGCTCGCGCCTGCGTAGCGCTATGGCCATCCAGCGCCGCAAGGGCACCGCCAACAGCGTGCGGATGGTGGTCGAGTCCTTCGGCGGCGCGGTCGCCATCCGCGAGTGGTGGCAACAAGAGCCGCGTGGCGAGCCGCACACCTTCGAGCTGGCGCTGACGCTGACCGGCGCCGATGGACAAAGTGCCAGCGCCCGGTTCGTCGAGGAAGTCATCGCCGAGGTCGAGCGCACCAAGCCCGTGCGCGCGCACTTCAGCTTCACTCAAGGATTTCAGGCCGAGGCCCGACTCAACGTCGTGGCACGCGGCAGAGCCACCGTCTTCGTACGCCTGCAGGGCGATGCGAGCTAGAGAGCACAGATGCCCGGACTCAAACTCAAGATCACCACCGCCGGCCGCCAGGCCCTGGTCAACGCCGAGCAAACCGGCACACATGCGGTCACCATTGCTGCGGTGGGACTGACCAGTGCCGCATTCGTGGCGCAGGCCGGCCTGACCGCGCTGCCTTCCGAGATCAAGCGCCTGACCACCATCGGGGGTTCGGTCACAGCAAAGGACACGATTCACGTGTCCGTACGCGACGAATCCAATGCCGTCTACAGCTGCTATGGGTTCGGCCTGTACCTGGCCGATGGCACGCTGTTCGCTGCCTATGGCCAGCCCGCATTGCTGGTGGAAAAATCAGGCGCCGCATCGGTGCTGCTCGCGATCGACGTGGTGCTGGCCGACGTGGACACCGCCCAGATTACCTTCGGCGACACCAACTTTACCGACCCCGCAGCCACGGTCGAGGTGCCGGGCGTGGTGCGCCTGGCCACCGACGCACAAGCCATCGCAGGCGTGGACAAGGAGCGGGCGGTGTCTCCGGCCAACTTGCTCGCGGCCCTGGACCAGCGCCTTGGCGAAATGGGGCCAACCGAATTCATCAAGGGACTGTTGTCGCGTTCCAACGCAGCGACTGCGCGCAGCGTCTTGGGAATTCGCACGGCTGCACTCAGCGACGCCGGTCACGGCAATGGCTTGGACGCAGACACCCTGGATGGACGCCAGGGCGAGTGGTACCGCGATTTCCGCAACATGCTCAACGTGCCGCAATCGTTCCTGCTACCCGGCCAGATCGTCGTCATGGCCTCGCTCTACCCGCCGGCCGGCCTGCTGCTGTGTGATGGCGCAGCGGTCTCGCGCGCTAGATATGCCGCGCTGTTTGCAGCTATCGGTACCGTCTACGGCGCAGGCGATGGCAGCACGACGTTCAATCTGCCGCTGATGCGCGAAGGCACCACCGTCACGCATACCAACTCTGCACAGTTCGTCGGCGTCCACAGCAACGGGCAGGTGATCAGTCATACGCATGGTGCCAGCGCGGCAGCCGTGGGCGACCACGCTCACTACACCGCGCTCGGCGCAGCCGGTATCCACGCGCATGGTGCCAGCAGTAATCCTGCTGGCGACCACGCCCATGGAGCATGGACCGATACGCAGGGTTGGCATGGTCACAGCGGCAGCACCAGCGCCTCCGGCGACCACCAACACCCGGGCGTAATTCCGTCAGGCTCGGTCAATGGCTATGGCGTCTATCGGGAGCGCGACAACGACGCGGCACCTTCAGACGGTTGGACAGGTGCGGGCGGCAACCACGCCCACAGCTTCGGCACCGACGGCGCGGGCAACCACGCACACAACATCGGCATGAACGGCTCCGGCAACCACACCCACGGCATCGGCATCGCCGAGGGCGGCAACCACGTCCACGTGGTGGACCACCGTGGTGCCGGTGCCCACAGCCACGCTATCACCGTCAATGCCACCGGCGGCACCGACAACCTTCCTGCCGGCCTTCGCATGAGCTACTGCATCGCCTACTGAGGTTCACTATGACCATCACGCTCCCACGCACCAGCACTGCCTACGCCTTCGACCCCACCACCGGCGAATTCACCGGCCCGGTGACGGTCTACCTCTCCGAGCTGGAGGGGCGCTATCCGCTCCCCCCCAATACGGTGGCCACCGCGCCGGGCCGACTTTCCGGCCTGTATCAGCGGCATCGTCTGTCACCCGCATCGGGCACATGGGAATTGGTGCCGGACTATCGCGGCGTCATGCTCTACAGCACCGACACCGCCGCGCCTATCGCCAACACGCTGGCCTTGGGCGATGCGTTGCCAGCAGGCTGCACGACCTCGCAGCCGATCGCCTTCCTTCCCAGCGACTTCCGCCGTAACGTGTGGGACGATGCACGCGCCAGCTGGCGCGCCGATCCCGATTACAGCGCAGCCCTGGTCTGGGAGAAGGCCACCGGCGCGATCGCGCCACGGCTGGCCGCCGGCATCGCATTGCCCGGGCAGTTGACCACGGTTGCACCACCGCGACTGGTCGACGGCACGCTGCAGTGGGACGACGCTGCACAAAACTGGACCGTCCAGGCAAAGGCCTCCGACGCCGCGGCTGTGTAGCCCTCAGCGGTACGCTTCGATCCGCATGCGCAAGAACATGCAGCCACGGACCATGGCTGCATGGACAACGCATCGGCCGCACTGAGTAATGCCATTCGTCTCGGCGCCGTCGCCGAGGTGAATCTGACCAACGCGCGATGCCGCGTACAGGTCGGCGAGATGCTGACCGACTATCTGCCCTGGGTCGTCACCCTGGCCGGCACCACCATCATCTGGTCGGCGCCAGCAATTGGCGAACAGGTCGTGGTGCTGTCGCCGGCCGGCGACCTAGCTGATGGCCTGGTGCTTCGCGGCCTGTACTCCGACCAGTTCGCGGCACCGGCCGCATCCGACACGCTCCATGTCCTGCAGTTCGCAGATGGCGCGCAGATTCACTACGACACTGACGCGCATGCGCTGCAGGCGACACTGCCCAGCGGCGGCACCGCGACCATCACGGCCGACGGCGGCATCACGCTCAACGGGCCGCTGACCGTCAACGGCGAGACGACGCTCAACGGTGACGCCACGATCGCCGGTACCGCGACTGCCAGCACCGATGTCGTGGGCGGCGGAATCAGCCTCAAGAATCACAAGACCACCGGCGTGACCGTCGGCAGCGCGCTCAGTGGCGGCCCGCAGTGATCGGCGTCGATGCCATCACCGGGCGCGTGATCCAGGGCGAGCAACATCTTGCCCAGTCGATCGCCTGCATCCTCACCACACCCATCGGCACGCGCGAGCAGCGCCGCGACTCGGCTCGCTGCTGCCGGAGCTGATCGACCAGCCGTTCAACGGCGCCACCCGCACGCTGCTGTACGGCGCCACCGCCACTGCCTTGATGCGCTGGGAGCCACGTCTGCGGCTGACGCGCGTCGACCTGGCCGTTGGCGATGCGCCTGGCAGCTTCGTGCTGACCCTGGAGGGTGACCGCACTGACGTTGCCCCCGCCAATGCGCGCTCGCGCCTAACCATCCCGCTCCGCTTCCGCTCGTTCTGATCGAGGAATCCATGTCCACTGCCTACCACCACGGCGTTCGCGTCATCGAAGTCAGCGCGGGCACGCGCACCATCCGCACCGTCTCCACGGCTATCGTCGGCTTGGTGGCCACGGCCGCCGATGCGGACGCCACCATCTTCCCGCTCAACAAGGCGGTGCTGATCACCGATGTCCTCGGTGCGATCGCCAGCGCCGGCACCAAGGGCACCTTGCGCGCCACGCTGCAGGGCATCGCCGACCAGACCAACCCGGTGACCGTTGTGGTGCGTGTGGCCGAGGACGCGGATGCGGCCAAGACCACCGCCAACGTGATCGGCGAGGCCAAGTCCAGCGGCTACACCGGCCTGTACGCGCTGCTCGCCGCGCAGGCACAGCTGGGCGTGCGCCCGCGCATCCTGGGCGCGCCAGGCCTGGACACGCTGCCAGTCGCCAAGGCGCTGGCCATCATCGCCAAGAAGCTGCGCGCGATGGCCTATGTGCGCCCCGTGGCCGAGACCGTCGCCGAGGCAGTCACCTACCGTGGGCAGTTCAGCGACCGCGAGCTGATGCTGATCTGGCCGGACTTCCTGGCGTTCGATACCGCCACCAGCACCACGACGGCCGCGTATGCCACCGCGCGGGCACTCGGCCTGCGCGCCAAGATCGACACCGACCAGGGCTGGCACAAGAGCCTGTCCAACGTGCCGGTGGCCGGTGTCACCGGCATCTCCAAGGATGTGCACTGGGATCTGCAAGATCCGGCCACCGATGCGGGCGTACTCAACGAAGGCGACATCACCACGCTGGTGACCTTCAACGGGCAGCGCTTCTGGGGCTCGCGCACCTGCGCCGAAGACCGCATGTTCGCCTTCGAGACGGCCACGCGCACCGCGCAGATCCTGGCAGACACCATCGCCTAGGGCGTGGCGTTCTACGTCGACAAGCCGATGCACCCCTCGCTGGTCAAAGACCTGCTGGAAACGATCAACGCCAAGTTCCGCGACCTGAAGGCGTCCGGCTATCTGATCGACGCCAACGCCTGGTACGACGGCACGGTCAACAGCGCCACCACGCTCGCCGATGGCGCGCTGCGCATCGACTACGACTACACGCCGGTGCCGCCGCTGGAGAACCTGCAGCTCTACCAGAAGATCACCACCAGCTACCTGGCCGACTGATACGCCCAGGGTTCCGTAGACACTCAAGACCCTCGTTGCGCGTAGCGCCGTTCAAACTCTACAGGGGACAGGTCGCCAGTTGAACCATGACGGCGTTGTGGGTTGTAGAACATCTCGATGTAGTCGAACACCTCGGCGCGTGCGGCGTCCTTGGTGGGGTAGATCCGCCGCCTGATCCGCTCGCGTTTGAGCAGACCAAAGAAGCTCTCCACCGGTGCGTTGTCATGGCAGTTGCCACGCTGTCAACAGCAACTTCAAACTGACCCACCTTGATCGGTGATCAGCACCTTAGATTTGACCCACCTCGATGTGTTCCGCGGTTTGGCGGGATGGAATGATGCCGGCCTTGCGTTTGTCTTTGAGTCGGAAGCTTTCTCCTTTGATCTGGATGACGTGGGCGTGATGCAACAATCGATCCAGCAAGGCGGCCGTCAGGGTGGTATCGCCGGCGAAGGCTTGATCCCATTGTCCGAACGGCAAGTTGCTGGTCAGCACCATGGATCCCTTCTCGTAGCGCTTGGCCACGACCTGGAAGAACAGGTTGGCCTGGTCGCGGCTCATCGGCAGGTAACCGATCTCGTCGATGATCAGCAGGCGCGGTCCCATCACGTTGCGGCGGATGAAGTCGGCCAGCCGATCCTGGCGTTGGGCGGCAATCATGGCCACCATCAGGTCGGCGGCACTGACAAAGCGGGTTTTCATGCCTGCCTGCGTGGCCAGATAGCCCAAGCTGATCGCCAGGTGGGTCTTGCCGACGCCGGAGGGGCCCAGCAGCACCAGGTTCTCGGCCCGCTCGACGAACGCCAGCCCGGACAGTTCCTGGATGGCCTTCTTGCTGGTGCCATGGGCCGCAGTGAAGTCGAACTGTTCCAGGGTCTTGATCACCGGGAAGCCGGCGACCCGGGCCAGCATGTGCCGTGAACGGCCTTGTCGCGTGGTCACTTCATTTTTGAGCAGCCCTTCCAGGAAGTCGGCGAAGCTCAGTTGGTTGGTCACTGCTTTGCTGGCCAGTTCCGGGTAGTGCGCAGCCACTGCTTCCAGCTTCAGTTGACCACAAAGTTCAAAGATGCGCTGATGTTGCAATTGCATCACTGCACCTCCGCGAACAGGTGTTCGTAGACCGACAGCTCGTGCTGCAAGGACTGTCGAGGGAAGCGTTCCCAGTCCGGCGCCGCCGCTTGGGTCGGCGGGGCCGCTTTGGGCAACTGGCCGAGGTAGGGCGATGGCAGACCTTGCAGCGCCGCGCGCTCTTGCTGCAACTGCTGTTGCGGCACCTTTCCGGTCGTGCCATGCACGCGGGCATTGGCCGTGGTGCGCAACCACGTCAGCACCGCCGTATTGGCGGTATCGGCGTCCAGGCGTAGACCGTCCTGGGCCAACTTGGACGCCAACGGGTTGTAGAAACTGCGCCGCAGGTAACCGTTGAAGCGTTCGACCTTCCCCTTGGTCTTGGCCCGATACGGTCGACACAGCTTGGGCACGAAGCCGTAGTGCCCGGCAAAGTCCAGGAAAGCCGGCTGGAAGCGATGTTCGCCCGGACCGTATGCATCACGTTCTAACACCACGGTTTTCATGTTGTCGTACAGCACCTGGCGCGACACGCCACCGAAGAACGCGAAGGTATGCGCGTGGCACGCCAGCAGCGTCTCCAGCTTCTCATCGGTGACAAACTCCACGTAGCTGGCCCGGGACCACCCCAAGGTGGCCACGAACGCCGACAACGGATGTTTGCCGCGTCGGAACACAATCCAGTCGCACTGCAACTGCTGCCCAGCCGGGGTCTCAAAACGCACCAGCGGCTCTTCCGGACGGATCACACGCAGGCTGCGCATGAACTGGCGCAACCGTGACAAGCCGCCCCGATAGCCCAACAGCTTGATCTCCTGCTCGATCGCCGTGGCCGGCAACCAGGCCGGATACGCCGCGCGAACGCGCTGCTCAATGTAGGACCGGTACGGGTCTAACTTGTGGGGTCGAACACCACGCGGTTTGCGTTGGGCCGCTGCCACCTCGCGCAGGTAACGCCGCACCGTGTTGCGCGATACCTGCAACTGCCGGGATATCTCCCGGATGCTCATGCCCTGTCGGGCCAATATCTTGATCTCCACTTGTTCCTCTACGGTCAGCATGGCCCTGCAAAAGGGCCAAAGACTACGAGAGGTGGGTCAGTTTGAAGTTGCTGAAGTGGGTCAGATTAAAAGTGCTGGTGACAACGCCGACTCATGCTGCACACCAAGCCATGGGACGCCAGGAAACTGCGCCAGTCATCGCTGGTGTAGACAGACCCCTGGTCCGAATGAACCAGGCAACCAGCGCTGGGTTTGCGCCGCCACACCGCCGACAGCAAGGCCTGCACGACCAACTCGGTATCGGCTCGATCGCGCATCGCCCAGCCGACGACCTGCCTGGAAAACAGATCGATCACCACAGCCAGGTACATCCAGCCTTCATGCGTACGGATGAAGGTGAAGTCGCTCGCCCAGGCCGTGTCCGGCTCGGTCACGTCGAACTGTCGATCCAGCAGGTTGGCTGCCGCCTTGCACGGCGTTCCGCCATGGAAGCGCGGCTTGCGGCCATAGCCCACCTGGGCACGCAGTCCCTCGGTGCGCATCAATCGATGCACCCGATGGCGACTGCAACGCTCACCCAGATCGCGTAGATCCTTGGCAATCTTGCGATGCCCATAGACACTGCCGCTGGCCAACCAGTGGTGCTTGATCAGCCCCAGCAGGCGTTCGTCTTCCTTGGCGCGTTCACTGTCGGGCGACTTTAGCCACGCGTAGTATCCAGCCCGGTTCACCCGCAAAACCCGGCACATCGCGCACACCCTGAATTCTTCGCGGTGGACTTGCATGAAGAGGTACTTTGCCTTTACCCCTTGGCAAAGTACGCGGCGGCCTTTTTTAGGATGTCGCGCTCCTCCGTCACCCGGCGCAACTCGATCTCAGCCGCCGGACTTCGGCGCTCTGGTCCGCCTCAGCGCGCTGTACTACGCCGGGCTTGCCGAACTTGCGCAGCCAAGCGTACAGGCTGTGCGTGGTGACACCCAGTCGCTCGGCGACCTCTGCCACCTTGAACCCACGATCGGTCACTTGCCGGACCGCCTCGATCTTGAACTCATCCGTATACCGCTTACTGCTCATGGACACCTCCGAATCAGCCATTTTCCATGGCCTTGAGATGTCTAGGAAATCCTGGGCGTATCAATGCGGCAACAGGTGCTGTCTCGACTAGAGCGGGATTACGGACTCAAGCACCGGAGCGGTACCGAGTACATGCGCGGCGGTAAATGCCCGTCGTGCAGCAAGAAAGAGCTGTACACCAACCATCTCAAGCCGTGGGTGGTTAAGTGCGGTCGTCAGTCCAAATGCGGTCGCGAACTGCACGTCAAGGATCTATACGACGATCTGTTCGACGACTGGTCCAAGCGCTTCCAACCAACGCCTGCGGCTCCTAACGCTGCGGCGGATGCCTACCTGCAGTTCTCCCGTGGCTTTGACCTCGCTCCGCTGAAAGGCCTCTACACCCAGGACAGCCACTACGACCGCAAAATCAGCGCCGGCACCGCGACTGTGCGCTTTGCGCTCGTCAAGGGTGGCTGGTGGGAGCGCCTGATCGATCGCCCGCATCGCTTCGGCAAGCAGAAGGCGCGCTTTGCGCCAGGCCAGAGCTATGCAGGGATGTGGTGGGCCGCGCCTGCCGCGCTGACAGCCATGCAGACGGCGCGCGAGGTGTGGATCGTTGAGGGCATCTTTGATGCGATCGCGCTCCTGCAGCACGGCATGTGCGCAGTGTCGGCCATGTCCTCCAACGCATTTCCGGAAGAGTCACTGCGCGAGCTCGCCAAGGCGCGCATGGCTGATCCTCCGACCCTCGTGTGGGCGCTAGACAACGAACCGGGTGCTCGTGCGTATACGCACAAGCACATCAAGCGCGCAGCGGGGCTGGGCTTTGATTCGCGGGCCGCGCAGATCGTCCAGCGCGACGGCAAGAAAACCGATTGGAACGACCTGCATCTGCGCGCTATCGCGTCTGATAATCCCAAGCAATGGGACAACGACGTCAACGAAGCCCGCTACCAGGGCGACCTGCTTGTGGCTCGCTCGGCGGTAGACAAAGGCCTGCTCATGTTCGAGCACGACGGCCGCAACGACTTCTGGCTGGACTACCGCTCCCGCCTGTACTGGTTCGATTTCGATACGCAGCGCTTCGACAAGCTGCGCAAGGAGAAGCTGGGCGACATCGATGCCGACGACGGCGACGAGGTTGCGGCCGAGGATCTGAAGAAGATCAAGCGCGCCGCGTGCTCCGTCCAGAAGATTGCCAACTGCTTCCCGGAAGCCCTGTATTTCCAGCGCCAAGAGGTCACCGACGAAAGCTGGTACTACTTTCGCGTCGATTTTCCGCACGACGGTCCCAGCGTAAAAGGCACCTTTACCGGTGGTCATGTCGCCAGCGCATCCGAGTTCAAGAAGCGCCTGATCTCCCTGGCGGCCGGCGCCATGTTCACCGGTACCGGCCACCAGCTGGACCGCCTAATCGAAGAGCAGACCGAGGCAATCAAGACGGTCGACGCCATCGACTTCGTGGGCTACAGCAAGGAACACCGCGCCTACCTGCTCGGCGATATGGCCGTGCGCGACGGCGAGCTGGTGACGGCCAACGAAGAGGACTACTTCGAGTTCGACAAGCTGCGCTTGAAGACGACACAGAAGTCCATCCGATTGGAGATCCAGCGCGACGCCGACGCGTTCCGCGTAGATTGGCTGCCGTGGCTGTGGCAGTGCTTTGGCACCCACGGCATGGTCGCCATGACGTTCTGGTTTGGCTCGTTGTTCGCCGAGCAGATCCGCGCCGGCCACAAGAGCTTCCCATTCCTCGAAGCCACCGGTGAAGCGGGCGCCGGCAAGACCACGCTGCTGACGTTCCTGTGGAAGCTGCTGGGCCGCTCGGACTACGAGGGCTTCGACCCAGCCAAGTCGTCCAAGGCCGGCCGTGCACGCGCCATGGGCCAGGTTTCTGGCATGCCCGTCGTCCTGTTGGAAGCCGACCGCAGCGAGCCAGACAAGGCGCATTCCAAGACGTTCGAGTGGGATGAGCTGAAGGACTTCTTCGGCGGCGGCACGCTGGCAACACGCGGCGTGCGCAATGGCGGCAACGAGACTTACGAGCCGCCGTTTCGCGGCACGATTGTGATCACCCAAAACGCGGCTGTGGATGCCAGCGAAGCGATCCTCACGCGCATCGTGAAGCTGCACTTCAAACGCCCGCAGGTCACCACCGAAAGCCGCATCGCGGCCGACAACCTCAACGCGCTGCAGGTCGAAGAAGTCAGCCACTTCCTCGTGCGTGCCATTCGCCAGGAGCGCGCCATCCTCGATCTGTTCGCCGAACGGGTGAAGGTCTTCGAGGCCAAGCTGCGCGGGCAGCAGGATCTGCGCCTGGAACGCGTCATCAAGAACCACGCCAGATGCTGGCGCTGTTCGACTGCCTACGCTTGGTCATCACCATCCCTGACGACATGGTCGAGCAGACACGGCTCGCGCTGCTGGACATGGCGCTGGAGCGGCAGAAGGCGATCAGCGCCGACCACGCGATGGTCAACGAGTTCTGGGAGGTCTACGAATATCTCGAAGCCACCGGCCATGGCAAAGCCGTCGTCAATCACAGCCGCGACGGGCAGCGCATAGCGATCAATCTCAATCACTTCGCTGCGCGGGCCGCGCAGTTCAGTCAGTCGGTGCCCGACCTCAAGGTGCTGCGTGCGCTGCTAGGTGACTCCCGTCGGCACAAATTCATCGGCGCGAACGTGGCGGTCAACAGCGCCGTCCTCAAGGACGACCTGACTGGCGTTGGTACCACCGTGAAGTGCTGGGTGTTCGCCAAATGAGCGCAATCGCACACGTGGGAAATTTGGAGAAATTTTCGTTGACTTCTACCTGGCAGCGGAGCAACTATTACCGCGTCGCCGCAAAATCGGCGGCCGGGATTGGCGTCCCGACTTCAAACGGCGCAACAGCGCCCATCGAACGATGCCCGGCGCTTTTTTCTCGCCCGGCTTCCGCTCGGGCGCGTGCCTGCCAGTTCTATGGCGGGCGGTGCGTGGGGGCCGCGAGGCCCACCGGTTCCGTTTGTCCGGTACGCCAACCCGCACCGTCCGCCACCCCGATTGGCGTCGGGGCGGCGGACTCCAAATTACAAACGGAGTCCTGCATGTCCTACGACGCCCAAGAAGCGCCGGCAAATGCCGCGCGTCAGATCGCCCACTACTTCGGCCTGATCGCCGACACCCTCGACTGGAATCACACCGCCTGGCTCGCCCTGCAGGCGAAGCTGCAGGCCACTGGCAAAGCGCCCGAGGAGCTGACCTTGGCCGACGTTGAGGCCGCCATTTCCTGCATCAATGCCGATCTGGCCGAGGTGCGCCAGTGAGCCGGCGCGACATGCATAAGACGCTGCGCGTGGCCCCCGGCGTGTACCTGCTGCTGCAAATCCGGAAGACCGACGTGCTGGCCGAACTGTACGCAGATGGCCTGCATGATCGCGCCCCGGTCATGTTCGCCTGCAGCGCAATTAAAGACGCATGCGAGTTGTTCCCCGTCGACGACGGCACCGGCCTGGTCATCGGCTCGTTGCACGTGGTCATGCCGGAAGCCGACGCCGCCGCGCTGCTGGAGTGGGTGATCGAGCGCATGCCCGCATTGGAGGTGGCTTGATGGACGCCGCTCGCCCACACGCACAGCTGCCGGAAGACGCTGACTTCTCGATCAGCGAAGAAGAGCAATACCGCCTCTGGCGCGCGTACCACGCGGCCGCATTGCTTGCCGCGCTGACCAACGATATCGCGATCGAAGCAGGCATCAATCAAGACGGACCAGCAGCGGTGGCCGAGTACATCCGCCATGAACTGCTGGATGTCCTCAATGGCGCGCAGCGCCTGCGCGAGCCTGACCCCAGCATCCCGCCATCCGGCGCCGACCTGATCTAACCCGCACCAGCGGGCCGGCGGGCGGTGCTCGAACACCGCCCCAAGGCCCTCCACCAACGCAACTTTGGAGAGTCGATATGCAAGAGCAAACTGAAACACGTTCAGCCGCGGCAGCACGTTCGCGGGCTTTGGGCACCGGACCTAGCGCGGAGGCTACCACGCCGGCCGTCATCGCCTACGACCGCAGCATGGGCGACTGCTCGGCGACCATCACCATGCACGTCACGCATGGCGTGGTCGTTGTCACCGCCACCCTGAACATGGGACCGCTGTCACCAGCACTTTTAATCTGACCCACTTCAGCAACTTCAAACTGACCCACCTCTCGTAGTCTTTGGCCCTTTTGCAGGGCCATGCTGACCGTAGAGGAACAAGTGGAGATCAAGATATTGGCCCGACAGGGCATGAGCATCCGGGAGATATCCCGGCAGTTGCAGGTATCGCGCAACACGGTGCGGCGTTACCTGCGCGAGGTGGCAGCGGCCCAACGCAAACCGCGTGGTGTTCGACCCCACAAGTTAGACCCGTACCGGTCCTACATTGAGCAGCGCGTTCGCGCGGCGTATCCGGCCTGGTTGCCGGCCACGGCGATCGAGCAGGAGATCAAGCTGTTGGGCTATCGGGGCGGCTTGTCACGGTTGCGCCAGTTCATGCGCAGCCTGCGTGTGATCCGTCCGGAAGAGCCGCTGGTGCGTTTTGAGACCCCGGCTGGGCAGCAGTTGCAGTGCGACTGGATTGTGTTCCGACGCGGCAAACATCCGTTGTCGGCGTTCGTGGCCACCTTGGGGTGGTCCCGGGCCAGCTACGTGGAGTTTGTCACCGATGAGAAGCTGGAGACGCTGCTGGCGTGCCACGCGCATACCTTCGCGTTCTTCGGTGGCGTGTCGCGCCAGGTGCTGTACGACAACATGAAAACCGTGGTGTTAGAACGTGATGCATACGGTCCGGGCGAACATCGCTTCCAGCCGGCTTTCCTGGACTTTGCCGGGCACTACGGCTTCGTGCCCAAGCTGTGTCGACCGTATCGGGCCAAGACCAAGGGGAAGGTCGAACGCTTCAACGGTTACCTGCGGCGCAGTTTCTACAACCCGTTGGCGTCCAAGTTGGCCCAGGACGGTCTACGCCTGGACGCCGATACCGCCAATACGGCGGTGCTGACGTGGTTGCGCACCACGGCCAATGCCCGCGTGCATGGCACGACCGGAAAGGTGCCGCAACAGCAGTTGCAGCAAGAGCGCGCGGCGCTGCAAGGTCTGCCATCGCCCTACCTCGGCCAGTTGCCCAAAGCGGCCCCGCCGACCCAAGCGGCGGCGCCGGACTGGGAACGCTTCCCTCGACAGTCCTTGCAGCACGAGCTGTCGGTCTACGAACACCTGTTCGCGGAGGTGCAGTGATGCAATTGCAACATCAGCGCATCTTTGAACTTTGTGGTCAACTGAAGCTGGAAGCAGTGGCTGCGCACTACCCGGAACTGGCCAGCAAAGCAGTGACCAACCAACTGAGCTTCGCCGACTTCCTGGAAGGGCTGCTCAAAAATGAAGTGACCACGCGACAAGGCCGTTCACGGCACATGCTGGCCCGGGTCGCCGGCTTCCCGGTGATCAAGACCCTGGAACAGTTCGACTTCACTGCGGCCCATGGCACCAGCAAGAAGGCCATCCAGGAACTGTCCGGGCTGGCGTTCGTCGAGCGGGCCGAGAACCTGGTGCTGCTGGGCCCCTCCGGCGTCGGCAAGACCCACCTGGCGATCAGCTTGGGCTATCTGGCCACGCAGGCAGGCATGAAAACCCGCTTTGTCAGTGCCGCCGACCTGATGGTGGCCATGATTGCCGCCCAACGCCAGGATCGGCTGGCCGACTTCATCCGCCGCAACGTGATGGGACCGCGCCTGCTGATCATCGACGAGATCGGTTACCTGCCGATGAGCCGCGACCAGGCCAACCTGTTCTTCCAGGTCGTGGCCAAGCGCTACGAGAAGGGATCCATGGTGCTGACCAGCAACTTGCCGTTCGGACAATGGGATCAAGCCTTCGCCGGCGATACCACCCTGACGGCCGCCTTGCTGGATCGATTGTTGCATCACGCCCACGTCATCCAGATCAAAGGAGAAAGCTTCCGACTCAAAGACAAACGCAAGGCCGGCATCATTCCATCCCGCCAAACCGCGGAACACATCGAGGTGGGTCAAATCTAAGGTGCTGATCACCGATCAAGGTGGGTCAGTTTGAAGTTGCTGTTGACACCGCTACGCGAGGCTCGCCAATCCTGGGAACGGCGGCGTGGCACTGGCACCGGCTGGAAACTAATCAACGGACCTCGCCTGTGGACGACGGCGGAAGACCGCATCAGCACGGAGTTGGCCGAGTTCATGGACGGCCTGGATTTCCCTTTTGACCTGGCCAACATGCTGCCGCGCAGGCCGACTGCAGCTGCTGCAGCTGCAGTCGCACAGGCCGCGCGGGAGGTGGCCCATGGCTGAGTTGCTTGCCCTGGTGGCGGTGCTGGCGCCGGCGGCCGGTGGCGCGCTGGTCTATAAGCTGTGGACGACGCGCCGTCCGCGCCTGACTCAGACCGGCCTGGCTGTTGGACAGGTGCCGCAGCGTCTGCGTCGCCGCACCCGCATGGCTGTGCGGCGGGAGGCTGCTCATGGCTGAGTCGGTCATCCTTCTCGGCCCGCAGGGCAGCGCAAAATCACTCAACGCCGAGGCTCTGCGGCAGGAGCTCGGCCTGCAGGAGGTCATCGAGCTTGAGGATGTCTTGTTCACGTTCCGCGCTGATCGCCTGGAGCCTGTCGGGCAGCTGATCCTGACCTGCAACGAGCAGCAGGCCCACACCTGGTCGGTGCGCTGGGACTTGCGCCTCATGCGTGTCGAGGAAGCACGTGCCCAGCTCGGCGCCGCATGGAGGACGCAACCATGAACCTGCAGCGCACGGTCGAGATTGCGCGCGCCGCAGCGCGCTTGGGAGAGCCTGGCCCCTTGTCCACCGGGGAAGCGCTCACCGCCGCTCTGGTGCTGAATCGCCACGACTGGCTGGCCGAAATGGGCTACACCATCGCGCAGGCGCTGGACCGGATCGACTCCGACACCGCGCAACATCTCCGTGACGCCGAACGCGTGCTGCGCCTGGAGGTACCGTGACGCAACGTCAGGTCGACCACGATAGCCCTTTGCCACCCTGCACGAACGGGCACTTGGCTCGCCACATGCTCGACGCCCGCCGCCCCGAGGCGGGCGGTGGGCACTTCATCGGGTGCGTGTGTGGGCGCACACAAAAGCACCCTAGCTTCGAGTTGGCCATGACCGAATGGCGGCGTGCTCATCGCATCCGCCCCCCTCGTCAGCCACGTCCCTGCGCACAGAACGTCGTGCAGCTCGGCCTGCGCTTCACCGGCACGCGTCAGCGATGATCGATGGCGCAAACATGGAAGGGTTTCGCAGGGCTTGCGAGGCGCGCCACTGGCTAAGGCAGGGCTACGTGGACGCGGTCAGGGTGCGAGAACTGAGGCTCCGCATAGCCGTCCAGCGCGGCTATGCGGCTGCTGACTTGCTCGTGGAGGAAATGCGCAAGCAATGGCGGCACAGGCGGCAGTGGATCGAGGGGAACGGCGCGTGAGCAGTCCGGTCATTACGTTCGAGGACCTGCGTCGACTCTGCGCGCCGGCCGGTCCTGCCCCACGCGCATCGACGGTAGTGCGTTGGGCACGCGATCAAGGCATTCGCTACAGATACGACGGTCGCGGCGGCATTTGGACAACCGTGGACGCACTCAACGCTGCGCTTGGCCTGCATAGCGCTCAGGGAGATACGACAAATACCATGGAGCTGATCTGATGGGACGCGGTAGAAAACGGAAGTTCAACCCAGATATTCCGGCGCATATTGACCAGGCAGCACTCCCAAAGGGCATCTATTGGGAAGACAATCGCTGGTATCTCTTAGAAGCTCATCCGGAGGGGGGCCGTCCGCGAAAGCGGACGGTCGCCCACGCTGATATCCGGCTTTCTGAACTCCACAGCATTGCTGAAGCCGCCGCGGGCAATGAGGTCCGAGGCACATTGGCTTACCTCGCGGAACGCTTCGAGGCGTCCACGGAATTTGCAGAGCTGTCCAGGGACACGCAACGGGATTACCGATGGTGCGCGGAGATAGCGACTGCATATGTGCTCAAGGATGGTTCGCTGCTCGGCAAGATGCAGATTGCGCGCATCAATGTGCCGGCGATGCAGCGCCTGGTCGAGACCCTAGCGGGAGGTCGGCCAGCAACCAAACTGCAGCCGGCAATCGAGCCGCGCCCGAGCAAAGCCAACCATGTGTTGCGGTACCTGCGCCGCACTTTCGGGTGGGGCATTCGTATGGGCCTATGTGAGCACAACCCTGCCAAGGGTGTCCGCCAAGCGAAGGAGCGCGGCGAGCACAACATGCCCGAATCCGATGTATTCGCCAGCGTGCTGACCTTCGCGCGCGAACGCGGCAGCCTCAAGGCCCACACACGTGGCAGCGTACCGCCCTACCTCCACGCGGTGATGTTGCTCGCCTACAACGTGCGCCTGCGCGGTATTGAGGTCACAGATCTAACTGATGCGCACGCGGAGGCTGAGGGCATACGGAGCAGTCGGCGCAAAGGCTCACGTGACACGGTTACTGCCTGGAACGATGACCTGCGCCACGCCTGGGCCTGGTTGGCGGCCTATCGGCAACGAACGATGAACGCCCATGGGCGCCCTGTGCACATGAAACCGGGGCAGCGCCGGCTTCTGGTGAATCAGTCGGGCACCCCCTTAAGCAAGTCAGCGCTTGACAGTGCTTGGCAACGAATGATCTCGCTCGCCATCAGGGATGGGGTCATCACAGCTGAACAGCGATTCAGCTTGCATGGACTTAAGCATCGTGGCATCACCGATACCGCAGGCACCCGCGCAGACAAGCAGGAGGCGGCCGGACACGCGACGCAACAAATGACCAACAGATACGCCCACGATGTGCCGCTCGTCCACCCCCCTCACCGCAAACCTAACTGACCATCATTTAGTGCGATAAAGGCTGTCGAGGGGGTAAGGCATCAAGCCCCTCTTCGCCACACATCGACTTGTAAATCGCGTAGCACTGAGCAATTTTGCTCTTCACGAGTGGGGAGTCACATTGGTCCAGTAGAGCGACTGCGTGGCCATCCTCATCCTGAACGCCTGTGCCGGACTGCCCAATGTCATCCCAGTCTTGCTGGTTCTCGACTTCTAATTCGGTGGCTCTTGTTCGGGTACTGCCGTTGAGAGCAACGGAGCAAGCAGCTGAAAAAAGCTTCTGATGCTCTACGAGCTCCTTGTACCCCTCTTCCTGCTCACCTATGCGAAAGTCACTCGTCAT